TCGTCCTCTTTTTCCCCAAAAGTGGTTGAAACGGTTCACATAGGCCCTATGACCCGCGGTTTACAACAGGGCTAGACGATTGCTAACCGAAGTTAAACAGCCCTTACGAGGGGCAACTCATCCACGGCTTAACACGCCCTGGCTCGATACAAAATCACGCATAGATGAGATAGTTGCGTTAGCTGAATCTATCGGCCAGCCCCTGCTCGATTGGCAGCGACTAATCCTTACCGATATGTGCGCCGTTGACGATGAAAATATGTTTATAAAAAAGTCTGCGTTATTTGTGTGTGCAAGGCAGTCCGGAAAAAGTCATATGATGCGGATGCGCGTACTAGCGGGGCTATTCTGCTTTGGTGAGCGTAATATCTTGATTATGTCCTCTCAGAGACAGATGGCATCTAAGTCTTTAGAGATAATGGCAGGTATTATTGAGCGCACCCCACACCTCTTAGCTCAAGTCAAAGGTGGCAATATAGACAAGGCATATAAGCGCACTAATGGTAATGAGCGCATAATCCTAGAAAATGGAGCTGAGGTTAAAGTAGTTGCGGCAACTACTGACTCCGCGCGCGGGCTAAGCGCAGACTGCGTTTGGGTTGATGAATTACGTGAGTGCGGAGTAGAGGCACTAGATGCCGTAAAATCAACTACGCTCACACGTCCTAATAGCCAGCGCTTTTACACTAGCAACGCTGGCCATAAAGAGAGCCACGTGCTAAATGAGATGCGCGAGCGCTCGCTAAGCAAGCCGCCTAAGTCCGTTGGTTATTACGAATACAGCGCACCTGATAACTGCGACATATGGGATAGAGCTAACTGGGCTATGGCAAACCCGTCTTTAGGAACGCTAATTTCTGAGGAGGCGATTGAGGAAATAATCGCAACGAGTACTTACGCAGCTGTAATGACTGAAACGTTGTGCAAATGGGTCGGCACAGATACAAGCCCCTGGACACCTGGAAGCTGGGAGGAGTGCGCCGATACGTCTCTTATTATGGCTCCAGGTATGTACACAATGTTTGCTTTTGATATTGAACCACACGCAGGCCGACACGCCTCACTTGTAGCAGGGGCCGTTATGCCCGATGGGCGCATAGGCCTTAGCCTTGTTAAAACGTGGGAATCTGACCGAGCTATTGACCAACTAAAAATAGCAGCTGACATAAAGACCTATTGCGATGAGTGGCTACCTAAGCTTGTACTTTTTGACAAGTTTACAGGCCAGCATATTGCCGACAGGCTCCATAATGCCGGCGTTAAAGTAGAGGACTGCAGCGGTACCCAGTTTTATAATGCGTGTTCGATTTTCAAGGATGCAATAGATAACCGGCGCGTGGTTCACGGTGACCAGCCTGCTCTTAACCTAGCTATGGACTCAGTAGCGGCTAAAAGCAACGATTCAGCCTGGAGAGTGGTACGCAAAAAATCTAGCGGCTCAGTTGCAGCTGTTATTGGTATGGCGATGTTGGCCTTGCATCTTGATAAGCCAATATCTCAGCCTAAGGTGTACATCTAGACACGCCGAAGGTTAAGTAAACGTTTTGCCTGTGGATAACCTACAATTCGCCCTATGGGTATATTGCAAACTTTAGGCATAGCTAAAAAAGATGTTACAGCCCAGTTGGCCCCTGCCGTTATGTCACAAGGTTACGGCGTAGGTGTTTATAGCTACGGTGGACTTTATGCAAGCGGTAACGGTGCGCCGTTTATGGATAGATTTACTGCGCTACAAGTACCGGCAGTAGGAAGATGCCGTAATTTAATTGCAGGCGTAATCTCAAGTATAGATTTAGAGTTATATAAAAAATCTACAGGCGTAAAGCTTGAATCTCCACTATGGCTTGACCAACCTGATATGCGCCAGCCACGTAGCGTAACTATCGCTTATACAGTTGATTCATTACTATTTTACGGCGTTGCTTATTGGCGCGTTACAAGTTTGTATGCAGATGATGGAAGGCCTAGCGGTTTTGAGTGGGTAGCTAATACTCGCGTAACAGTTACAACAGATGAGACAGGCGAGACCGTAAAGTATTACAGCGTTAATGGAGCTAGATGCCCTATGTCGGGTATTGGCTCACTTGTTACTTTTCAGTCTTTGTTACCTGGAGTATTAGAGACAGGCGCTCGTACAATTCAAGCTGCTATAGATATTGAAAAAGCAGCAAGTGTTGCAGCCGCCACACCGATGGCCACCTCTGTGATAAAAAACTCGGGTGCTGACCTGCCTGAAGCACAAGTTAGCGGCATCTTAGCTGCTTGGAAAGCTGCAAGAAGTAGCAGGTCAACGGCCTACCTCACTAGCACTCTCGATGTGCAAAATATTGGCTTTAGTCCTAAAGATATGATGTACAACGAGGCTAGCCAATACTTAGCCACACAGGTAGCGCGTTTAATGAACGTACCCGCCTATTACATAAGCGCGGATATGAATAATTCAATGACTTACCAAAATATCTTAGATGGCCGTAAAGAGTTTGTTGCATATTCTTTACAGCCATTTATTAGCGCTATCGAAAATCGTTTATCTATGGATGATATTACTGCACACGGTAACGTAGTGCGCTTTGCCCTAGATGAGACTTTCCTACGTGCCGATACTGCAGCTCGTTTAGATGCAATAGAGAAAATGCTTAATCTAGGTTTAATAGATTTACAAACTGCTCAGAGTATGGAACAACTAAGCCCAATGGGCCTTAATGGAGGGAACGGCACTAATGATATTAACGTTTAGTGGAGTAGTACAAGCTGTAGATAGTGGAGAGCGCCGCATTATCGCTGGCAAAATTGCTCCTTATGGCGAAGTCGGGAACACAAGTGCAGGCCGCGTTGTGTTTGCCCCTAATTCAATTAGCGCAGAAAATCCTAATAAAATTAAACTTTTAATGTCTCACGATAATACAAAGCCTGTAGGACGTATGAAAAGTATTAACAGTACAAGCGATGGTTTATACGCGAGCTTTAAGATTAGCTCAAGTATGCCGGGTGACACGGCAATTTTGCTAGCCCAGGAACAGTTAATGGACGGCCTATCCGTTGGTGTGGAAGTTACCGCATCAGAGCCTAAAGATAACTACCTCCTGGTCACCGCTGCTACCTTACGCGAGGTATCACTTGTAGAGAGCGCCGCATTTTCTAGCGCTGCGGTGCAAAGTATTGCTGCAGCTGTAGGCGATATGCCAGTAACGCCAGTAGAAGCAGCATCAACTAAAGTTACAACAACTAACACAGTAATAAACTCAACAACAACCGAAACCGAAACCGAAACAGAAAGCGAGGCCGCTGTGACTACAGCCCCCGAAGAAAACGCACCTGAGGCAACAGATGCCTTAGAGCAGGCTGCACCTACAGTAGAGGCAGCTCGTAAAATCATTATGCCAAGTGCATTAAACTCACAAAGAGTACGCCACGATATTACGTCTATGGGCGCGTACACAGCACGTAAAGTAAAAGCATCACTAGGCGATGAAGAATCACGCCTTTTCGTTACTGCAGCCGATGATTTCTCCTCTGCAGGTTTAGGCTTTACACCTACTCAATATCTGAAGTCAATCGTATCCACACAAGGTAACTTTGGCCGTCCAGCTTTTGAGTGCGTTGACCGCCAAACCGTGCCAGCTAGCGGTATGACTATTAACCGTCCTAAGTTTACAACTTACCCAACGGTAACAGTTGAAGCTGAAGGTGGAGCAGTATCTAATACCGACGCTGTCTCAGAATATTTGACTTCAACGATTTCCAAGTATTCCGGTATGCAAACGCTGAGCATTGAATTGCTTGAGCGCTCTGACCCTGGGTTCTATGACGCAATTACAAATGAGTTAACAAATAACTATCTCAAGGTAACCGATGCTGCAGTAATTGCAGCTCTAACAGCTGGCGGCACACAAGCTACAGCTGTAGCAGCTACATCAGCTGGCGTTATCTCATACATCTCAACAGAGGCACCACTTGCTTACACAAACTCTAGTTACTTTGCTAAGAATTACTTGGCAGGGTCTAGCCAATGGAGTTTGTTGCTCGGCGCAACCGATTCAACTGGGCGTCCAATTTATTCAGCGGCTAATCCAATGAACGCTGGCGGAAACTCAACAACTACATCAGCTAAGGGCAACGTAATGGGCTTAGACCTCTATGTTGACAGAAATGTTGTATCAACAACTATTGACGAATCAGCGTTTATTATTGCGCCTGAAGCGTTTACAGTTTTTGAGTCCGAAACGGCTTATATGTCAGTTAACGTTGTATCTAATCTTCAGGTACAAATCGCTATCTACGGTTATATGGCCACTATGGTTAATATCGCCGGTGGTATCCGCCGCTTTAACCTCACATAATAAAAACCCACTAATAGTTTGGTAGGTCTCTTAGCCCTTTGAGACCTACCAAACCTAAGTAAGTAAGGAGTATAAAAATGCCAGCCACTTATGTAACCGCTGCGACATTAAAGGCATCTTTGGGTGTCGGTACTCTTTATGATTCTTATACCTGGATAGAGGATACGTGCCAAGCCGCACAAGATTTAATTAACGGCTTTTTGTGGTTTGATAGTGCGCCAGTAGTAGGTACTGCGTTAGTAAATAATGTTGCTACGGTAATGGTGGCTAACCCAGGCATCTTTACTGTTGGCGAGTCCGTTACGGTTGCCGGGGCAGGTTCAACCTTTAACGGTACTTATACAATCACAGGCACGATTCCTTTTAGCACGGGTACGGCTAATCTTTTGCCTGCATTTAATATGCAGCTTAATTACTGGCAATTCCCACAGGGTTACAGCTTTATCCAATATGCAAAAGTAGCAGCTGACCAAAACTTTAGGCGCGTATTACCTTATGGCACTATGACAGGTGATGATACAAAAACCGCTACATACGCCAATACGCCAGCGATAAACGCCGCGGCCTTAATGCTGGCCGAGAATATTTGGACATCTCGCTTTAGCACACAAAACGGCGGCACTAGCGTAGATGGATACAGTCCAAGCCCGTTTAAGATGAGTAATACTTTAATGGCATCTGTGCGCGGCCTATTGGCTCCGTATCTTTCTCCTGCAAGTATGGTTGGCTAATGACAGCGGCCATAACTACTTTACGTGGCACGGTAGCTGCAGCTCTAGCTAATGTTGGCGTGTGGAGTACTTTTGCATACCCGCCTAGCACAATCCTAGCTAATAGCGTTGTAGTTGCACCGGCTGACCCATACATAAGCCCTAGCAATAACTCTTATGCCAGCATTTCACCTATGGCCAACCTAAAGGTCATTATGACGGTGCCAATGTTTTCTAATGAAGGCAACTTACAAGGCATAGAGGACACTATTGTAGCTGTGTTTGCTAAACTAGCTGCAAGTGCAATCGTATTTAATGTTACTAGCGTATCTGCACCTAGTGTTTTAAGTGTGGCTAGTGGTGATTTATTAACTGCAGATTTACAAATATCCGTACTAACGAGCTGGAGCTAAAATGGCACTTACAGATGAAGAAAAAGCGTTTTTAATCAAAATTGGCCAAGACCTGCCAGTAGAGGTTAAAGAGACAAAACCAAAAGACCCAACAACAAAAGAAAATGAGGTATAACCAATGGCTATTTTCTTGTCAAATGGTGTGGTAGCAACGCTTAACAGCGTAGTCTTATCAGACCACGTAACAAGCGCCAGTATTTCCCGCACCTTTGATGAACTTGAAGTAACCGCTATGGGTAAAGAGTATTGCCCACTCGCTGCGTAAGCAGCGATGAAAATTACAGCGCTATATCGGTGAAGGCCCCCAATAAAAGCGGGTTAATACCGAGGCAACCTGCGAAAGCAGAGAGTCCGTAGAGACTACACGCGCTGCCCCTAGAGATAGGGTGAAGATATAGTCCGAGCTATACCAATGGTAAAGGTATAGAGGTTAGCAGAAATGACTAGCCCGCCAGTAATGGTAGTAACAATATGGATACTGCACACAAGTTTGTTAAGGGCCTAGAGGCTAGCACAATCACTTTAGATTTTCTAAACGATGATGCTGCTTCAGGTGCTGGTTCAGTACGCGCAACTTTGCAAGCTGCCTGGGGTACAACTGTGCCACTAACGCTAAAGCAAACTAGCGCCGTAGTATCAACCACCAACCCTTTATACAGCACTACGGTTTTGGTAAACAACACGCAAGATATTAACGGCGATGTCGCTAGCGAATCAATGCAGAGTCTTACCTTTACCTGTAACTCACCAATCGTAATTACAACCGCACCATAAAAATAAAGAAAAGGGGCTAACACAATGGCAAAACTCAAAATAACAAGGGCAGACGGTACGTTATCCGAACATCAGATAACGCCTAAAATCGAGTGGGCCTTTGAGTTGTACGCAAAAAAAGGCTTTCATAAAGCTTTTAGAGATGATGAAAAACAGAGTGACGTGTACTGGCTAGCTTGGGAGTGCCTCAGGTCAGACGGTGTTGAAGTACCTGTTTTTGGAGCGTTATTTTTAGACACCTTAGCTAAGGTCGAGGTGTTGGACGATGACCCTTCGCAATAGTGGGGCGCGGTAGTTTTGGTTACCTGGTTGCACAGCTAGCCGTAGAAACGGGTATCGCGCCCCAGTATTTACTAAACCTGGATACGTATATGTTTAAGAATATGTTAAAGGTTATTAACGATAGAGCTAAGGAGCAACAAAATGCCAGTAGAGCTAGAAGGGGCCGTACAGCTCCGCGTAGCCCTTAAGCGTTTTGCTCCTGACCTATCTAAAGAAACTCAGTCACAGATGGCGGCAGCTCTAAAAACTGTTACTACAGTAGCTAGAGGTTACGTGCCTAATGACGGGCAAGTGCTATCGGGCTGGTCTAAAAACTTGTCCGGTGCCGATAACCTGGTTTACCGTCCATTTCCTAAGTTTAATTCTATGCAAGCTAAGGCTGGCATTACTTATTCGACCTCACCATCTAAGCCTAATAAAAACGGCTTTGTAGCTTTAGCTCGCATTATTAACAAGTCTGCAGGCGGTGCAATCTATGAGACAGCAGGCCGTAAAAATGCACAGGGTCAACCAAACTATAAACCTGCGAGTGTTGTTTATCGCACAGGAGACGGCCCAGGAGATTTTACTATCAGGTATTATCAAGAAAAGGATAACTCTGAGCGTAAAGGTTATAACAATTCACTTAACCCTAAAGCGGGTAAACAGTTTATAGATAACCTCAACAGTACGGGGCAACTGGTCAACGCAAGGCCTAAAGGTTTAGTAGGTAGCCCAGGGCGCAAGCAAACTGGTCGTTTAATATTTAGAGCCTGGGCTGAGGATAACGGGCGAGCTAATGCAGCTGTTATTAAAGCGTTAGAAAATGCCTCAAAAATGTTTTATGAGCATACAAGGAGAGCTGCCTAATGGCTACCGATTTAGTAGTAAATATAGCCAGTCAATTCTTAGGTAAAAAGGCTTTTCTAGATGCTGACAAAGCTACCAAAAAACTCACGGGTAGCGTAAAGAGTTTAGGTCGCGTATTAGGTGTAAGCCTTAGCGCTGCAGCTTTTGTAGCTTTTGGTAAGTCAGCTGTTAACTCGTTTACGGGCGCGCAAAAAGAGGCTGCAACACTAGCCAATACTGTAAAAAATCTAGGGCTGGCTTTTGACCAACAAAACATAGACCAATACATAAACAAAATAGGCAAACTTTATGGAGTAACTGGCGGCCAAGCTACGCCAGCCTTGCAAGCTTTGTTAACAGTTACAGGGTCAACTGCTAAATCTATCGAGATTTTTAATACAGCTTTAGATGTGGCAGCTGCTAATTCAGTTGATGTCACAGAAGCCGCGCAAGATTTATCTCAAGCATATATAGGTAATACTAAAGCTCTTAAAAAATATGATATTGGGCTGACCACAGCTGAGTTAGCTGCTATGAGTTTTAATGAGTTGCAGACTAAGTTAAATAATAATTTTGCAGGTGCAGCAACGGCAGCGGCTGCTACATATACTGGCCAATTAGCAATACTAAGTGAGACGGCTAATAAAGCTAAAGAAATTATTGGAGAAAGTTTAGTTAATGCAATTACCTCTGTGGGTGGTAATGACGGTATAGCAAACTTAGGCACAGATATAGAAAATGCGGCTAAATCTTTAGCTAATTTTATAGATAGCGTTGTTTATCTCAAAGAGCAGATAGCAACTATCCCAGGGGCAGGCATAGTTAAAGGCGCTTTTAGTTTAGTTGGCAACGTATTAGGCAGATTTAGCCCACAACGAGCAGCTGAATTACTGAAAGAGATTAAGGGGCCACAACCTTTTAGCCAGCCTATGACTTTAGCTAATCAAGCTACTGGCGTATCAGATGCGGCAGCTAGAAAAAAAGCAGAGCTTGAGGCAATCAAGCGTAATAAAGAGCTAGCCAAGCTAGCTAAAGCTCAAGCTGCAGCGGCGTTAGCAACTACAAAAGCCAAGAAAGAGCAGGCTAAATTAGACAAGGCAATAGCTGCAGGCCAGTTAGCTTTAGGTAAAGGTGCAGACGTTTTTGATATGGATAAAATCCAAATTAACGCAGCTCTAATTGGCCAGGCTGAGGCTTTAGGCAAAGCTGAGAGCGCTGCTCAAGTACTATCTATTGCCAACGATATACAGCGCCTGAAGGTTAAGCAATCTATAAATGAGCTTGAAGATGCGATAGCCTCTAAAGATGTAGCTCGTATTGAACGCGCTACCAAACAACTTAATGAGGACTTAAAAATCTTAGGTACCTTGCAAAGCCAAAACTTTACCTTGTTAGGTATTAAGACAGTTTTGGATAGTCTCAAACCTAAAGAGCTTATAGACCAAGAAAACCTTAATATGGCTTTAGACAAGATACGCGAAATGCTTAGGCTTTTGGCACAGGCTGGCGCAACTCCTAGCACTAGAGCAAAATCAGGCATCCCTGAAGGCGATTATGTAGCACCTGTAGTTTTTGACCCTAATACCTCTATAGATGCAGTTATAGAGTATGCCGATGCCGCTACTGAGCGAGCTACTGCTTTTGCTATATTACAAGAGCAAGAAAACTACGCGGCTTATTTATCACTTATTGAGTTTCAGAGAAAATTAGGAGATTTTGGCGGCTATAGCGCCGATATGAACAGAGGCGCAGGCTATGGCTCAGGCTCAACCGTAACCGTAGAGATTATAGATAAGACAAGCGGACTTATTGAAGTAGTACAAACGGCAGTACAAGAAAACAATAGGTTTGGCAATAACCTTAACTTTGCTGGGGCGATATGACCGTACCCGTAATTCACGCAGTTATTAACTTTAGTACTGGCCCTAGCTTTGCTCAGGCTATGATTTTAGATAGTGGCATATTAGGCACAAATATTTTGGCAGATGCAGCTAGCGTTATTGTGGACGTATCTAACGTAGTAGATAGTATTGAGACAAAGCGCGGGCGTAATCCTCAGGCTGACCAATTCCAAACTGGCACTCTTACTATGCGTATCGTTGACCAAAACGGCGATTTTAACCCACAAAACCCAGCTAGCCCGTATTACAACTTATTAACGCCTATGCGTAAAGTACAAATTACAGCTACATACGGGGCAACTACTTACCCTATTTTTGCTGGCTTTATTACTAGCTATACAACTACTACACCAAAAAATGCTAACGATGTGGTATATAGCACTATTACAGCCGTAGATGCCTTTAGGCTCGCCCAAAATGCTCAAGTGAGTACCGTGGCTGGCACCTCAGCGGGTCAGCTCAGCGGTGCAAGAATTAACGCCTTGTTAGATGCTATTGACTGGCCTGCCTCTATGCGTGACGTAGATGCAGGGCTAACTACAATGCAAGCAGACCCAGGCACAGCCCGCACAAGCCTTGCAGCTATGCAAACTGTAGAGATTAGCGAGTACGGCGCCTTGTATGTAGATGCCGCTGGCTCGTTTGTCTTTCAAGATAGAGACGTTACAGCTGGCAGTACTGGCCTTACGCCTGTGGTGTTTAACGATAACGGCTCAGATATTAGTTACTTTAATGCGGTGTGGCGCCTTGACGATACCCTAGTTTATAACTCAGCCAGCATCACCCGCACAGGGGGAACAGCACAAACGGCCATTAACCAGCCCAGCATAGATAAGTACTTTATTCATAGCTACAATCAACAAAACTTGCTAATGGAGACAGATGCCGTAGCCCTAGATTACGCACAGGCATACGTTGCATCTAGAGCTGAAACAAGCATCCGATGCGATGCTATACAGCTAGACCTCTATACCGATAATTACAATACTGGCATTATTGCAGCGCTAGACCTGGACTATTTTGACCCGGTAACTATTACAACTAACCAACCTGGGGGCTCAACCCTTACTAAGACTTTGCAGGTGTTTGGCGTAGCTCAGAGCATTACGCCTAACAGCTGGAAAACAACACTCACCACTTTAGAGCCGATTATTGACGGCTTTATATTAGACTCATCCATATACGGTTTGCTTGACAGCGGCGTATTAAGTTATTAAGGAGATAGGACTATGGCGGCTGGATTAGGTTTTAAGACCTTTACTACTGGCGAGGTACTTACGGCAGCTGACACTAACGGCTACCTAATGCAAGGCGTATTAGTGTTTGCCTCATCGGCGGCACGCGCTGCAGCTATTACCTCACCACAAGAGGGGCAATACTCATACCTCAAAGATACAAACAGTACTGAGTACTATGACGGCGCTGCCTGGATAGCTGCACCTATCGGTGACATCACGGGCGTTACAGCTGGCACAGGTATTAGCGGCGGTGGCACAA